AATTATCTTTGATGATTGCGGCTTTGGGTAACCAAAAATCGTGGAATTCTTCGTGTTCAAGTACTTTACCCCAAATGTGAAATGCTTTTTCTGTATCACACAATAGTTTTTCAACCCATACTTTATCGGGGATTACGGTATATAATTTATCGTCTGCCAACTTCTTTGCGAAGTATGCGTCTAGTATAACCCACTTCTTTGCAACCTTTGGTTGGTTGTTATGGTTATTGATAATGTACTCAGATTGGCTTCTTGTTGGGTAGAACCTTTTATTTAATTGAGACTTCCTTTTTAGTTCAAGTAAATAATTGTTTCCTCCTTCATAAGATTCCAATAGTGATAATGCTTTCGATTCTAGACTTACATCCATCTATAAGAAAAATATTTAATTAAAATATAGTTATAAACTGAGTATTTATCAATATATAGGAAATCACATAATATAATGGCAGAAAAGTTAGTTCCAATAACAAGATTAGGTAAATTCTTCGGTGCTGAAGATTATAGTTTAGATATCAGCATGGGAGAAGAATGGTTAATCGGTGATATGAATTTCACCATAGTAGTTTACCGTATTGATAGAAGGAAGACAAAAACTGATGATGTTTATGGGGAAGTATTGGAAGACGGAATTCAATTCTTGGCACCTGTTGAACTTAAGGGGTTAGTTCAAGTTATGGCACCTTCTAATAAGAACTTAGGTAATTCTAAAATATCTCAAAACGAACCAGGTAATATGAAGTTTTCAATTTATCAAAAAACTTTGGAGGACCTTCAAGTTAATATTTTTGTGGGTGATTATATTGGATATTATGAGAGTGAAGATAGAGTTAGATATTACACAGTAATTGATGACGGACTTGTTAAGTCAGATAATAAACATACATATGGTGGATACAAACCTTTCTATAGAACTGTTATTGCTACTTATGTTAGTGAAAACGAATTTAGGGGGATATAATGAAAATTATTGTTAGGGAAAGTCAACTGACTCGAATCATTGAAAAGGTCACCAAGGAGAAAGTCATTTGTGATGAATGTGGTTGGTCTTGGAAATTATCTGAAGGTGGTAAAGACCCTTATATGTGTCATAAATGTGGACATGATAATTCTGAAAAATAAAAAAAGATGCCATTACCAAAACAAGTAAAACCTACATTACCTTTAGTTCCGAAGAAAACTTTATATGCAAGAAGAGAACAACTCCTTGAGTATATAAACAAAGATGGAACTTACTTACCTAAATCAGTATTACATGCTGATTTGGATAGGGGTATGTTAGATTTTGTCAAAGAAGATCTTAAAGTTGTGACCGCTGGAAAAATTATTCCGATGGTTGATATTATAATTACAACACAAAATTGGTCTCAATATGTGGAGACCGCTTTATTCACCAACTTAGATTTTAATCCTGAACCACCATTCATTACTGTGGTAAGGCAACCTGAAGTTAAATTCGGAACTAATCCGTCTTTACAATATACTATACCCAACAGAAAACAATTTTACTACGCGTCTGTACCAACTTGGAATGGTAATGAACAAGGTATGGATATATATACAATCCCACAACCAGTTCCAGTTGATATTAATTACAGTGTCAAAATCATTTGTAATAGAATGAGAGAACTTAATCAACTCAATAAAATTATAATGCAAAAGTTTTCTTCAAGACAGGCTTACACTTTTATTAAAGGACAATACGTTCCAATTATTCTTAATAATATATCTGATGAGTCACAAATGCAACTTGACGCTAGAAAATATTTTATTCAGAATTATGACTTTACTATGTTAGGTTATTTGATTGATGAGGAGGAATTTGAAGTCAAACCTGCGATTGCTAGAGTTGCCCAAATCATGGAATTGGATACTACCGTATTAAAAAGAAGAAGACCAAAGTTTCCTGAAAATCCTGATGATTTTTTATCTAATTTTTTGTTCATTGTTGGAAATGATACTTTAAGTGAAATAATAGATTTTCGTGCCAACATGACTTTACTCGGAACAACTAATGTTGAAAGTTTTGATGTCTATATAAATGATGATTATTTTGGTAGTGATGTTTCCGAAATTCAAATTACAACGAATGACATTTTGAGAATTGATGTAATTAAAACCAACAACACTTTGGAATCTGCAATCAAGTTTGAATCTCAGTTGGTTTAGTCCTCACCATAGATGTCTTTCTTTTCTTTACACTTCTCAATTATAAGATTCTCCAAAAACTTATAAATTTTTATCCCACGCTTTTCACAGTATTTTTTTAGTATCTCGTGGGATTCGGGGGATATTTTGATATTCTTTATTTCTTTAGTTGTTTTCATGGGCAGAAAAAAGGTAGAATAAATTCATACTCCTTACAAATAGATATTTAAAAGTCAAGTTTTTTCACATAGATATGAATATTTATCATTAAAATAAATTTGCTAACAATAATTTTGAACTATGTTTTTTCAAGCAACACAAGTAAATCAAAAGGTATACGTATCACCTGGAGTATATACGTCTGAAACTGACTTATCATTTGTAGCTCAAAGTGTGGGTGTAACTACATTAGGTTTAGTGGGGGAAACAATTAAAGGTCCCGCATTCGAACCTATTTTTATCACAAACTACGATGAGTTTCAAGCATATTTTGGGGGGACTGAACCTACAAAATTTATAAACACACAAATCCCTAAGTATGAGGCGGCATATATTGCAAAGTCATACTTACAACAATCTAATCAACTTTTTGTTACAAGAATTTTAGGTTTATCAGGATATGATGCGGGACCATCATGGAGTATTAAAGTAACTGCTAATGTTGACCCATTGACCGTAGGACTTAATCCTGCAACTGGCACAACATGGAGTGCAAACTTTACAGGGTCTTCAACTGGAAACACAATAAGTTTTAACGGTGGACAACTACCTCCGATAGTTCAAGCTTATTATAATAATCAATATAGATTATCAGATGGTAGTACATCGACTTTAGGATTGGATTTTACATCGGAACTTGTAAATATAGCAGAGACTCCATCTTTATCGGCAAATACCTCAGTTATTTATGGAGCAATTCCTGAAAGTGATTATTATACATTGACCTCAACTTATTCAAATGTAATTAATGAGTATGACAGTGATAGTGTAAATTTGGCAACAAACGACTTGTCTTCTGATCTTAACGACCCTTGGTATTATGCAAATTTTGATATTACATCAGGTAATGCTTATTCAGGATATTCATTCTTCTATTATGTTTCTACATTAACTACGGGAGCATCTTCAACATTCTCAGGTACAGTATCTGGTAGTATTTACACTTACTCAGGTACTGCATATCCAGAATATAACAACATGGTTGTTGCAACTCTTCGTTCAAGAGGTATTTCATTGTTCGTAAATAGTACTACAAGTGATGACCACGGACCAGTTTATGAAGTAAGTGGTTTAACTGATTTAACTTTAGTTTGTACTAATCAATATTCAGGTGTAACCCAATCACCTTATGAATCTTTCTTAATATCAGGTATTACTAAAGATTCTGACACATTCTCTTTTGAAACATCTTTGTCAGCTGCGTCTCCTAAGTATATTACTAAAGTATTAGGTATAGACAACTTTGGAAAATCAAGAAACGAAGTACCAGTGTTTGCTGAAGAAGTTTATTCAAATACTTTAAATTACGCTTACAATCAAGGATATATTAGAGGTTTAAGTTGTGAATTGATTGCATTACCAAATGCGAGAAGTCAAGACCCTCAATCAATTGCTTACAATGTTACACAATACAAATCTCCAAGTACTCCATATTTGGTTTCTGAATTGAGAGGTAATAAAGTTTACAACTTGTTTAAATTTATTTCTATCTCTGATGGAAATTCTGCAAACGTAGAGGTAAAAGTTTCTATTGCTAACTTGTCATTTAATAATATGACATTTGATGTGTTGGTTAGAAACTTCTTTGATACTGATGCTAACCCTGTGGTAATTGAGAAATTTACAAACTGTAACATGGACCCTAATTCAAACAATTTCGTTGCTAAGAAAATCGGTTCAAGTGATGGAGAATATGCTTTGATTTCACGTTACATAATGGTCGAATTAGCTGACGAAGCTCCAATCGACGCAATTCCTTGTGGATTCTATGGATATACTCAGAGAGAATATTCCTCAGTACTTAACCCTTCACCAGTTCCAATTTTCAAAACTAAGTATTATTTCCCTGGTGAAGTAATTTACAATCCTCCGTTTGGGGCGACAACAAATGCTACTGAATCTGCAGGTGATATTGTTAGAAGAAGTTATTTAGGATTTTCTACTCAATTTGGAGTTGACGAGTCATTCTTACAATACAAAGGAACACAAAATCCATTGAATTGGATTGCGTCTCCAGTACCTGTTGATGGTCAAGCTTGGAATTACTTAAGTAAAGGTTTCCACATGGATTCAGGAGCAACTGTTGTAACAATTTCAAATTCTTTCTTAACTAGTGGACAAACTGCGTTTGAGTGTGGAGTTGCTGACTTCACAAGAGACCCTGAAACTCAAGAGAACCCTTACTACTTTATCTATTCAAGAAAATATACTATATGTTTCGCTGGTGGTTTTGATGGCTGGGACGTTTACAGAGAATTCAGAACAAACCAAGATAGGTTTCAATTGGGAGCAACAGGATTCTTAGCGGGAGCATCAGCTTCACAGAGATACCCAAATGCTACTGGTGATGGTTTATTCAAGAGAATTGTTGTTCAAAACAATACTCAAGACTTTGCGAATACTGACTACTACGCTTACTTACTAGGTATTTTAACATTTTCTAATCCTGAATCTACAAACATCAACGTGTTTGCAACTTCAAGTATAGATTACGTAAATAACTCAAACCTTGTAGAAGAGGCGATTGACATGGTTCAATTCTCAAGAGCTGACTCAGTGTATATCGCAACAACTCCTGATTATCAAATGTATACACCAGATGCAACAAGTACTTTGGATGTAATTTATCCTCAAGAAGCTGTTGATAATTTGGACAACACAGGAATTGATTCTAACTACACTGCAACTTACTACCCTTGGATATTGACGAGAGATACTGTTAATAATACTCAAATTTACTTACCTCCAACAGGTGAAGTTTGTAGAAACTTAGCATTGACAGATAATATCGCATTCCCTTGGTTCGCTTCAGCGGGTTACACAAGAGGTCTTGTTAATTCAATTAAAGCAAGAGTTAAACTTACTCAAGAAGATAGAGATACTCTATACCAAGGAAGAATCAACCCTATCGCAACTTTCGCTGATGTGGGAACTGTAATTTGGGGTAATAAAACCCTACAAGTTGCGGATACTGCACTTAATAGATTGAACGTTAGAAGATTGTTACTTCAAGCACGTAAGTTGATTTCAGCAGTAGCTGTAAGATTGTTGTTCGAACAAAACGACCAAATTGTTAGACAACAATTCTTGGATAGTGTCAATCCTATTTTAGATTCAATTAGAAGAGATAGAGGTTTATATGACTTCAGAGTAACAGTCTCTTCTTCTCCTGAAGACTTAGATAGAAATACATTAACAGGAAAGATATACCTAAAACCAACGAAAGCTTTAGAATTCATAGATATTGAATTCTTCATCACACCGACAGGAGCTTCGTTTGAAAATATCTAAAAAAAAATAAGGGGGACAATGTCCCCCTTTTAGCCAAATGAAAAGACAGTTTACAGAAGGATTCGAAACAGAGGGAACACCTGATTTAAAATATTATGCATTCGATTGGGATGATAATATTGTTCATATGCCAACCAAAATAATTCTTAAAGATGTAAATGGAAAAGAGGTTGGAATGTCGACAGACGATTTTGCACAATACAGACATGTAATCGGGCAAGAACCTTTTGGATATGACGGAACAACTATTGTAGATTACGCAGACCAACCATTTAGAAACTTTAGAACTCAAGGGGATAAAGATTTTTTGGTCGATGCAATGAGAGCAAGAACAGGTCCAGCATTCAATGATTTCAGAGAAGCAATCAATAACGGTTCAATTTTTGCAATTATTACTGCAAGAGGTCATAATCCCGATACAATAAAACAAGCAATTTATAATTATATTATAGAAGGATTCGGAGGAATAGATAAAGATGAACTTGTAAAAAATCTTAAAAAATACAGGTCTTTTGCAGGAGAGGGTGAAATGTCTGATGAAGAACTTATTAAATCTTATTTAGAACTCAACAAATACCATCCTGTCTCTTTCGGAGATGAACAAGGAGCAGTAAATCCTGAGGAAGCTAAAGTAGAGGCGATGGAAAATTTTGTTAATTATATTAAAGGAATGGCTGCAGTGCTTAATAAAAGAGCTTTTTTAAAGAAAGATATTGCAAATAAATTTATTCCTAAAAAATTATCTATAGGCTTTAGTGATGATGATCCTAAAAACATAGAAGTAATGAAAAAACATTTTGAAAATAAACCAGATAATATAGTAAAGACTTATTCTACTGCTGGAGGATTTAAGCGGGAAGTTAAATAAGAATAACCTCATCAAAAAAAAAGTAAATAGAAAAATTTTTGTGAAAGGATATATTTATCAATAAATAACAAAAACAAAAAAAATTAAAACACATGGCTGATTTATTAATGAAAATGCCGGTTCCTTACGAACCAAAACGGCAGAACCGTTTTATCTTAAGGTTTCCATCCTCACTTGGTATAAATGAGTGGTTTGTTGAATCGACAGCAAGACCACACATACAAATAGTATCCACTCCGATTCCTTTCTTAAACACTGAAACTTATGTTGCCGGTAGATTTACATGGCAACCAATTCCAGCAGTTTTCAGAGACCCAATTGGACCTTCAGCGGCACAAGCTCTGATGGAATGGGTTAGACTTCACGCAGAATCTGTAACTGGTCGTATGGGTTATGCCGCTGGTTACAAAAAAGATGTCGACTTAGAAATGTTGGACCCAACAGGAGTTGTTGTAGAAAAATGGATTCTTTACGGAACTTTCCTAACAGATGTAAACTTCAATGCTTTAAGTTATGCTCAAGATGGTTTGGCAACAATTTCCACTTCACTTAGAATGGACCGTTGTGTTCTTGTTTACTAATTTGAATATTTCTATTTATTAAAAATAACTTTTTTTTATATTTAACCGTAAAGCAATAAACTTTACGGTTAAATTTTTATATGGATACTCAAGCAAAAGAATACGGTCAATCAAATTTTACATTACCACATGATGTGGTTCCTTTACCTACCCAAGGTGTTTTTTATAAAAATAAAAAAAAATCAATTAAAGTTGGATATTTGACTGCCAATGATGAAAATATTTTGATGGCAGCTGGAAATGACATGACCCAAACTTTATTAAGGTCAAAAATTTATGAACCAGATATTAGGATTGAAGATTTGATGGAAGGGGATGTTGAAGCACTTTTAATATTTTTAAGAAATACCGCTTTCGGACCTGAAATGGAATTAAATTTAACTGACCCTAATACTAGAAAACCTTTCAAAACAACAGTAAAATTAGATGAGTTGAATATTACCAAAGGTCAACAACCTTCTGAAGATGGAACATTCATTACAACATTACCCAAATCACAAACTACTGTAAAACTTAAACCCATGACCTATGGAGAAATTTTGGAAATACAAAGGATGGCTGAAACATATCCTGAAGGTAGAACGGCTCCTAAAGTAACATGGAGATTGAATAAACAGATTGTAGAGGTGAATGGAATCACTGACAGAGGGGAAATTGTAAAATTCATTGACCAAATGCCAATAGCAGATTCCAAATACATTAGAAAATTCTTGGATGATAATGAACCAAAATTGGATTTGAAAAAAACAGTAATCGCCCCATCAGGAGAAAAACTAACAGTTAATGTTGGGTTTGGGGTGGACTTTTTTCGTCCTTTCTTCTGATTATAGAAAAGGACAAATAGATGAATTCTATTTTTTAAAAACTCTTTTGAATGTATCCTATTCAGATTTTTTGATAATGCCAATTTTTATGAGAAAGTATTTGTTAAATAAATGGATGGAACTAAACAATTAGGACTGAAAATTCAGTCCTTTTGTATTTATATATAAAATAACATTATGTTTTTTCAAGCAGGAGTCACAACACCATTAGATGATTTGAGTGGCAGTAAGAATTTAGGTATAGCTTTAGAAGGAGGGCCAGAGAAACTCAAAGAAGCACAAGACGCTCTACAAACATTTAGTACTGATATATTAAAAACTTTCACACAAGGAAGAGAAAGAATTTTTGAACTTCAAAGATCCTTGGTTGATGCTTTACCAAACGTAAGAAGATTAGGGGGAAATTTATCAGACGTATCAAAAATAATATCAGGTGTTGCTGAAGCTTCAAGAAGAAATGTTGTTGCCTCGACTGAACAAATTGAAAAATTATATACGTTAGAAAAACTTGTAGGAAAAACAGGTGGTGAATTAGCAGAAAGTTTTTTGAACGTTGGTATTGGAATAGAATCTATACCTAAAGCACTTGGGGAATCAATTCAATATGTACAAAGTATAGGTGGAAATGCCAAAACAGTTTTTGCAGATGTAAGTAAAAATATGGACCAAATGAACCGTTTTCAATTCGAAGATGGTGTTTTGGGTTTAACAAAAATGGCTGCTCAAGCTTCGATGATGAGGTTTGACGTAGGACAAACATTAAAATTCGCGGATGATGTTTTAGACCCTGACAGAGCGATAGAAGTTGCTGGAGCATTTCAAAGGTTAGGAGTTGCGGCTGGGACTTTGGTTGACCCTTTTGCTTTAATGAATGCTTCTATCAATGACCCTTCAGGATTACAAGATAGTTTGATAGAGGTTTCAAAACAATTCACGTATTTTGACGACGAAACAAAATCTTTCAAAATCAACCGACAAGGTGTATTGACACTGAGAGAAATGGAAAAAGCCGCGGGATTGGCACAAGGTTCAATGTCAAAAATGGGTTTAGCCGCCGCTGAATTAGATGAAAGATTGTCTCAAATAAGTCCTTCAATAAAGTTTGAAAATGAAGAGGACAAACAGTATCTTGCCAACATTGGATCAATGACGAAAGGAGGGCAATATGAGGTAAAGTTTAGAGATGAAAAGGGAATAGAACAAATGAGAAAGTTGAGTGAAATTACTCAAGATGAATTCGATTTATTAATTGACCAACAAAAAGATAGTAATAAACCTATTGAAGAAACTGCTCGAGAACAATTGACGTTGTCACAAACCATGAACAACAACCTCGCAGCAATTAAAAGTCTTATGATGGGTGTAACTCTGACTAGTGACGCGGCAATGGATGTGACAGAGGGTCTCAAGCAAGTCGCGGATGCAACTGCTAGAGGGGCAGAAAAAACAACGGATATTGCAAAACTTAGAGAGGAGGCCAACAAAAATTCACAAACTTTAAGAGACGATTTGATTAAATCCATTAAAGAAGGAAAGACTAGTGAAGCGGAAATATTTGCAACTCTTGCTGAAGGAGCGGTTAATATTTTTGGGGCGGTGAGTAAAGAATCGATGCAACAAATTGCAGGAGCATCTCGACAAATATCTGAAGAACTTAATGATGAAAAAAACACAGCAACCGCACGAGGTCTTTCCGATGCGGTTTCTCCAATTTTGGAAGCTTTATCAATTGCTGTTACTGGTGGACAAAATTTTATTCCTACGCAAAATGGTCCATTTGGTGTAAATCCTGCAACAAATAATACTTTACCAGGACCTATTACTAATGTCACAGTTGGAGGAATTTCACCGAATCCGTCTTTACCAGGCATGTCGTCATCACTCCCAAGTAGAGACCCTATAAAGGTAGAATTTGGGCCAGTACCTCCTGTAAACGTAAATATTACCGGTGCATCAAATATGACCCCCCAACTTGCAGAAGAAATAACGAAAATTTTTGAAAGATTATTAGGTAAACAATATATCAAAAATAATATAGCAGACAATATTACTGAACCCGATCCATTTCGACCATCTAGGTCACCTTTAAATGGGTAACTAATAAAAAAAACAATAATATTCTATTTATTAAGAAAAATATAAATGGCAAGTCCGTTATTAGATTTAGCAAATTCAGAAGGGTTCAGAAAAAAACTTTTAACAAGGAACTTAACACCTTACGCAAAAGCCCCAAATAGACCCACACAACCAATCGATACAGAATACGTTCAATCGAATTCGTCAGTTCAAGATAGTCCTGATAAATTGATTGATGAACCTTCGTTTGCTAATAAATTATTTCCTCTTAATCAATATGGTAATGAAGGTGGATATAAGCAAGTGCCTGATCCTGGTGCATTATTAAATACAAAATCAAATGAGGGTATTTATGGATATCAAGATGCCGATATTGTAAAACAGGGTAGTTCCGAGGCACTGAAATGGAAACCTCTCAATGTATTTTCCAATGGAAGTGAAGTTGTTTTAGATAGTGCTGAATTTTTCGGATCACTTAATCGTCCTTTAACAACAAATACATCAAACAATCAACCATATCCAACAACATTTGTATCTTCAACATATTCTCCTGTATCTATTCTATTATCACCAGATCCGAGTGGAAGTAATGGATTTTTGAGTCAAGACTCATTTATTGCAAGATTGGGAGCTCAAACACTAAGAAAAGAGTTCGAAGATAGGATTGCAGCACAAATCCGACAAGATACATTAGGAAGAGCAAATATATTAAACGTATCGAGTGGTACTGATTTGGTAAACATACTAACGGGTGTGGTTCCAATTATAGAACCGGTTTATACAATCACTGTTACTGCCAACCCCATTCTTGCAGCAACAAATTTTGCTCTGAGACTTGGAGGAAGTATATTACCCGTATCTCCAATTCCTGGATCTTATTTTGACCAAAACATTACTTTAGGCCAGCCTACAACTATACAACAACTTTCAAATGCATTCAGAAGAAGTGGTGTTGGTAAGTTTTTTAATAGATTGATGGGTGGTGGAGAGACAGGTTCTCAAATCATGTTCAATAACATGGGAGCAGGTCAAAGGTCTCGATTGTTTAAGAACATAGATTTCAATAGATACAAACCTAATTTTCCTAGGAACTTCTTTCAAAGATTAGGAGGAACGTTATTAGGTACAGTTTCTGACAATAGTAATTTTTATATTGGAGGGATTACCTCAAACCCATCCCAAGTATTTTCACCTGTAGGAGATGTACCTGTAAATCAATTTGGTGTTGAACAACAATCTCCTGTTTATGGTCCATCTGAACTAGCTCAACTATATGAAGGCCCAAGTCAATCAATTAGATTGGGGGCGAACGGACCTACCTACAGTAATGGAGGAGGAATTGAAGGAGGATTTACTTGGGTTTCTCCAAAATACAAAGGGAATGCTGGTAAAAAAGTTGGTTTGGGTGGTGAAGTCACAAATCAAGATGAAGACTTTAGACCTTCATCATATGTGAGTACAGAATCAGTAAACAACGAATTTAGACAAGGTTCAATACTCGATGACACACAAAGACTAATTGATAGTCAACCACAAGGAGGAAGACGACTACAACACGTAGGAAATGCAATCGACCAAGTTAGTAAGGTATTCAATGATGGATACAGAGAAATGACTAAAGGTTCGAGAGTATATAAATATGTTGGTGCAATCGGACAAGAGGTAGGGACAGAATATTGTCGTGTTTTTGCAAAAGATGTTCCTTATTTACAATATAATGATTTACAAAAAACAGATGGAATCACAACTGAAGGAAGAAGATTTGCGTATTCTGTATTAGATAAAACTTATAACCTTAATATTACACCAAACAAGCAAGAAGGTGGTCAAGTTTCTTCTAATTTAGAAGGAACAATTAATAACGCTGTTGCAAAAAAATACATGTTTTCTTTGGAAAATTTGGCTTGGAGAACATCAAGTACTCCAGGATTTTCTACATCTGATTTACCTGTCTGTGAGAGAGGACCTAATGGAGGTAGAGTCATGTGGTTTCCTCCATATGGATTAACTTTTAATGAAACTGTTACTGCCAACTGGCAAAGTAATGATTTTTTAGGAAGACCTGAACCAATTTATACTTACAAAAATACATCAAGAGGAGGAACTTTACAATGGAAAATTGTGGTAGACCACCCATCTGTACTTAATGTAATTGTTAATAAAGTTTTGGGTAATGAAACAAATAAGGTTAGAATTGATAGTATAATAGAATCTTTCTTTGCTGGCTGTAGAAAATATGACATCTATGAATTGGCGAAGAAATATGTTACAATAAGTCCTAATGACTTATTTGAATTGCAACAGGCAATCTCTTCGAAGGAACTAACTCGAGAACAAATTATTTATACTCGTGGTACAATTGAAAGTGGTTTTAATACACCAAATGGATTTGATGTACCTGTATCACAATCTGGTGGAGGAGGAAACACAAACTTAGATTTTGAAAAGTATAAACAATTGGGATTTTATTTTGGAAATGATTATCCAAAGCCGAAAACAGATGTAAACTATAAGGACGAATACACAAGATATTCTGAAGAACTTGATGAAGAATATTCGAAACAACCAAACGCTCAAGAAACTGAGACTTTTTTCAACAGTGTTGTCACCCCAAATTATGCGGCGATGAATGAATTTGCGATAGAATTAGGTAAACAACTTGGTGCAAATGAAGGAAATGTGACGGTATATATTAGTTCGAGTTGTTCGGCTCCTCAGACTGAATCATATAATCTTGAATTATCACAACGTAGAATAAACGCTACAGTTAGATTCTTTCGAGAAAACGACGCAACTAAAACATTCATGTCTCAAGGTCGATTGATGGTAAAAGAAGACCCTGGTACACCAGAAGAACGAGCCGGTGCACTCGGAGAAGCTGCAATATCCAACCCGAGGAAAAGTAATTTAACTCAAGGACCTTATATTGATTCTTTGGAACCAAATGGAAAAACTTTTAATTGTACTGATACTAATCCGAATGTTGTTGGAGGTGATACGAAAGTTGGATCTAAAGAAGTTTTTACAGTAGGGGCAATGGCTTGTAGAAGGTCATACATATCAAGTATAAATTCAACTTTAAACGCTCCACAAACAGGAACAGGACCTGAAGGAGGGCCTGGACCACAAACAAATCCAACAACAGGTTCAAATACGATTCCTGTCGTTGTAGGAAATGTGATTACTCAAACAGTTCAAGAGCCTGTTGTGACACAACAATACGAACCGAAGGATAATATAACCAAAAAGGTTGTTAGGTCTTTATTATCAGAATGTGACTATTTTGAGGTAATTAAGGCTGAATCTCCTATGGTTTACGACAACTTGAAAGATAAGCTAAAATTTTTCCAACCATCTTTCCATTCAATAACGCCTGAAGGTTTGAACTCAAGATTAACTTTCTTACAACAGTGTATGAGACCTGGAGACTCAATACCAACAGCAAAAAAACCAACCCCTGATAGCCCTGCACAATTACAATATAACAATGCTGTGAATACAACATTTGGTGCACCACCTGTTTTAATTTTACGAATTGGTGATTTTTATAATACTAAAATAATTCCAAGAAATTTAACATTAAATTATGAAGGTTTGGATTTGAATCCTGAAGGAATTGGAGTTCAACCTATGATTGCAAACGTTAGTTTAACTTTTGACTTTGTTGGAGGAAGTGGATTGAAAGAGTCGATAGACAAATTACAAAACGCTCTTACATTTAACTATTACGCAAACACGGAAATTTATGATGATAGAGCGGATGCGACGGACATTCAATCTTCATTGACTTTGGATAAAATATTTTTGGACGGACAAATTGCTCCACCAATCCCTGGAGTAAATAGTGCTCCTGTAAACAATGGACAAGATAATAATAATACAATTGGAACAATCATTAGTTCAGTAACAAATTCAGGTGGAATTACAACTGGTATAATAAGTTACAACGGATTTATGAATAAGGTTATTACTGATACTCAAACATATTTTACAAATGTTGTAAATAAAGTAAAAGAAAGTGTTAATCAATACAACAACGCAGTAAGACAACAATGGATGTTAGAGAGAAATTATACTAAAGGTAGTTCTGTTATTGATAATGCTGATGTGGTATTATTTGGAAAACCGAGTAATATTGAAAAAAGATTTGATGAAATTTTTGTTGAACTTGACAAAAATATCAAAGATGGTTCTGAAGGATATATTCAGTACATGTCTCAGGTATCAAATAATTTACCAGAGTCCTTAATAAGAATTTTAAAAGAAAATTATTACAATTTTGTATCACGAAAACGTGGGTCATTCCCAAATGCAATCTCGACTATTACTCAGGGTTTGGTTAATCAACAACAGAGTTATTTACAAACGTGGGCAAGATTAAATACAATTCTTTATGACCCATTGAATGACAATACAGGAACTGATGGACTTCAAGCTAAAAATGGGCCAGTATTAATTTATGTTACTAAAGGTACACCTGATGTACATACCTCATCGGACGACGCAGATACTTTCTTGGAACTTGAGGTTGATACATTGAAAATTCAAGAAGATATTCATGCGTTTAATGTTATTATACAAGCCACTAAAACATTCTCCTATAACGGAACAAGTTATCAAGGTGTTTTAGTACCAGAAATAATAAACGGGAAGTCAGATTCCGTTTCAGTTCAAAAAGTTTTCAATCCATTTAGTAAAAATTCACTGTTTGATGATGACTCATTCAGAAGAGTTTATATGATTGTATCTGAAGATGTGGTAGATGATAAAAAATATGAGACTTTTAAACAACAAATGATTGGAAACATATTACTCGCCAAGAAAAAAAGTGGGGATTATATAAAAGTTGATTTGGAAAAAATATTTGATTCTTATTGGATTTCTATTGCAAAACCTGTTTTCGTAGAAGAAAATAATATAACAAAATCATTCATAGAAAATTTGGAAAAAAATGATTTAAAAAATTATTTAATTTACACACCATTCGACAGCAATAAACAAAGAAATTTTACTTTCACAACTGAAGACACCGATGGACCAAGTCAAATATCTTCGAAAGAAAGTTTGATAAAGGGATTGGCGAATACAACAAACCAAAATACAAATACAATGACTTGGAATGATGTAAATGGTGATGATCTTCCTGGAACTTATATATCAAAAGCAAAACTTAACTAATGGCAAGTCAATATTGGAATAGATACAGTGATTTTCTTATTAATGGAGAACAAACCGTTGTCCCCTTTGTCAATCTGCCTCAAAAACCTACAGACAAAGTTTTTATATATAAAGTTGGAAAAAGTAGATTAGATAAAACTTCCCAAGAATTTTATAATTCTCCCGTCTTTAATTGGTTAATTTTACAGGCGAATCCTCAATTTGGAGGGTTAGAAAATAATATATATGATGGTGCGGTATTGATTATTCCGTTTCCTTTAATACCATCATTACAGGACTATAAGGCAGCATTAGAAAATCATTTTTATTATTATGGCAGGTAACATCCAAGCAGACGCTAGTGGCAATATTTACGTTGAGTTTGATTACAACAATATTATCTTAGTTGACCCAAATAAAACTACAGACAGTTTCAACAACGTTCAAGAAAGACTTGTTGACCATGAAAATCTTGTTATGTATGCCAATTTGGAGTGTGATGTTTTACCAAGAACAAAACTAGCTGTTGGTTCCACAGGTCAAGATGGTCAAAGAACCATTTCAGTTGCAAAAATGAACTTTTTGAAACCTACCAAAAATTCTTATTTGGGTACAGGATATTATGATGAAATCACGGGAGAAAATTCAACTGAAAAAAAGGGTCCAAATCAACCTTTGGAGGTTGGTCAAGTACCTAAGAATGGTGATAAACCATATCTACAAAACACTGTTGTTAATGAAAAAGATGTTTTAGACAACGGATTATTAGGTATTACTTCAATTAACATACAAACTAATACGAGTTTTGTTCCCATCATTGATATATTGTTGGAAGATGTACAAGGGAGGGCATTATTTCAATTAGGAAATAATTCACCTTATGCAGCATTTTTTAATATGCCATTTCCTCAATTTTATTTGACACTGAAAGGATACTATGGACAAGCGGTTAGATATCAATTGAATTTAGAAAAATTTCATGCATCGTTCAATGGTTTCAGTGGAAACTATTTGGTTCGATTACAATTCAAAGGGTATAAATTTAATATTCTAAATGAAGTTTCAATGGGGCATTTATTAGCTGCCCCTCACATGTATAGTCAAAGATTTGATATTACTCAAACACTTGAGGGACCACAACAACCAAATAAGGCTGCTGAGTCACAAGCTAGTACTCAAGCCGAAAGAGGAGCAAATAATTTGGGTTCTAACCAATCGGTTGTCACACAAATAGTTGCGGAAAAAGGTTATCAAAAAATAGTTGAAGTTTATAGTGAATACAAAGCAAAGGGGTTAATCTCACCTGATTTTCCTGAACTAACATTGGTTCAACTTATGAATAAATTGGAACAGTTTGAAACTACTGTGACAAATTCATTCCCTAAAACAGAAGTGGAACCTTTGACAAATATAAGAAATTATAAACAAGCATTGGTTCAATATTTTAGTGCTGTAAGGGGAGCGTCCAATTCTTGGTTCAAAAGATTCCTTGACCCAAGGCCAATTGTTTTGAAAAATAAACAAGAAAAAGTTTATGTCTTCAAAGAGTTAAACATTGATGTTAAAATAACTGCGATAAGTGAGTTACAAAAAATTATAACTGAGTCTAATGAAAAGTTGGGGGAAAATCCAACGTTAGGTGTTAGAGGAGCGACTCCCATTCCTAACCCGATAAAATATGATACAATCAAGTATGATATTAAAGATATAGAATCTATAGATTGGGTTGAGACAACACGAATTCAAACGGGAATAGTTAATCCCACTTTGGAAGAAATAGATAAAGTAAGATCTAGACTTAATTATCTTTCTGTCCCAACTACATATGAAGTTACAAATGTTGCGGGTGCAGTAAACGCTTTATTGAGTTCAGTTGATAAAAGTTTTATTTTTGAAGGAGAGGGAAGATTTGACAAACAAATTTCTTTACTCGAAACACAGGCGAACAAAAAACTCTCGGATTATGAAAGTCAAATTACCGCATCTTTATTAAGAAAGATTGAAGACACGGCAACAGGAATTGGATTTAAACCAACTGTAAGAAATATGATTGCCGTAATAATGGCATCCGCTGAAGGGTTCATACGTCTTATGGATGATGTGCATACAACTGCTTGGGATGTAAAATATGACCCTGTTAGAAAAAGTGCGATATTGGACAACACGACTTCAGCACCAAATACTGAAAATGTGGACAATGTAGTAAGGAATCAATTTTCTTTATTTGGGGACAATGAATTAGATGTAAATGCTGAAAATTCTCAAATTCCTGTATATCCTTGGCCTCAGTTTTTTGTTGAAACACCTGACGATAAAAAGGGAAGATTTCAATTAAAGTATATTGGTGACCCTTCAGTAGTAGATTTAACTCAAGGTTATTTGTTTGATAAATGGCCTGAAGTTGAATTTGTTGAAGAATATTTGAGGGGTTTGACACAGAAGTTTCAAAACCCTACTGCTCCACCACCTTTAGATAATGAAAGGGATACAAATGTTATTAATATAAATGCAATTGAATTTCCATCTTTAGGTCTTGCGTACTCAAATAAAGAAGAGATAAAATTTTTCTATGAGATATGGGAAAGACAATTTTTAACTTCACATTATTCAGGACTTGCTAGAGCAAATAACAATCAGATTGATGAGTTGATTAAATTGAATATCGAAACTGAAGTAAATAACATCAAAAACAAATTAGGAATAAGTTCTCCATATTTGTCTTTGAAACTAAAAAACTTTAATTTGAATTCTACAAATTATCCTGATTTTTTAAAGAATATTTCCAATACTGGTACTGGTCGAGCCTATCAAGATTACATAAGAGATTTTTTTGTTACTCCATATATAAAAGGAATAACCGAAAATTCTTTTGCAATACTGAACACTTTAGATATAGGTAAAATACCTCAAACTTCGACCAAATCCGAAGCATTAAGGAAATTAATTTTAAATGCGTCAAATACACCTTTGATAGTTGATACACTACCTTACACGGATCAGAATTGGTGTTTGAATAATTTGAATCAAAGTAATACTGCGGTCGCGAATCAAGTGTATGAAACCCAAAAATCATTGACAATTTTTGAACCAAGAAAAATAATAGCAAACTTCAATGATGTATATAACTACACTTTCAACAGACCAGTAACGAATTTCTCATATCTATTAAATCAAAATCCTACAATAGTTGGAATTTTCAGTGGTTTGAATTTATTTTATCAAACACGGACACCAAAAAATTTTATTGCAACGGAGGGGTATGTTGACAATGTTACACCTACAGGGGAGTTTAGTCCAAGGAGTACGACATCAATGCTTAACACCCCTTACTTTATCAATGCGATACAGAATGGTGTTTATAATTCAAGGCTTTCAGGAAACACTTATCCTTATGTTCAAGCAGCATACTTGTTCCTTAATTCTTTACCTTTAGCCACGCTAAGAGAAAAATACAAATCGTATTCCAATAATGTAACAACTGATTTGGACTATATCTCATCAGCATTGAAAAAGTTCGGAGCAATTCACAAACTTCCATATGCTTGGATTTTGAAATATGGTTCAATATGGCATAGATATAAAAAATATAAGGAAAGTAATGTTGATATTATTGAACCAGCTTGGAAAAATTTTGATTACAGTTCTAACTATTATCCTCCAACTAGCTCAAATACTCACACCTATACTTTCAAGTATTCAAATCAAAGTCAGAGTGTTACTTTACAGAAAGAAGATGACCTGAAAATTGATATGCAAGTCGGATTTTATCCCAAAGTAATAAATGATTTTAATTATTTCTACAATGGTTACGACTTGTATGTTGATTATACCAATCAAGAGATTCAAGATAGTTTCAATGGAGGACTGAAAATTTATAACTTTGCGACATCGAACATTGTTAACGCTAAACAACAGGACAAAAATTTAAGATTAAAAACATGGTCTTTATTATTACCTAATATTACACCAACAGCACCTATTGATTGTGACCCCACTGATAATACTGTTGGAGCGGATTATTATGTTTTACCTTCGTTTGGGACAACTTACAACCAAGCTAGTGGATCTTGTATTTCCAACCAAACAACCATTCCAACCACCAGTGTCGATTTTACAAATAACCCAAGTGTTTACAATGGTTCGGTTAGATGTTTATGGTCAGCACCAAACTATGGTTATTTTGACTCTAACCAAATTGCTTTTCCACAACCAGATTCCTACTTGAACTTTATTACTACAGGTAATGAACAAACTCCACTTCATTTTCTTTCAGAAGATAGATATACCAAAATAGAAGAAGTATTTTCTGTCTTTGAAAAGAAAATTTTGGATTCTTTTGAATTGGAGTTTTTGAATTTTTGTAAATCAATTGGAAATGCTTTTACTGGTATAAATGCGACAACAACACCTGGTCAATCTCCTGTTGATATAAATGCAAATTTTAAAAATTTCCAATCATTGTTCAGAGGTTTAATGACCGTCCCAATTAAAAAACAAGGGGAGTCGGATGAAGTATATTTCTTTAATACGATTAATAATCAATATTCACTTTTCCAAAGCGGTATTCAAGCCTTCATGGAATATGATGTTATTTTCAAGTTTGGTAATCCATCCAACTATTTGAGGAGAATTTTTGATTCTTATCTATCCCACAACAATAGTCTTCAGGTCGTTGACCCAATAACGTTTGAACCTTATGTTAATGGGTCTTTACCAAGCTTAGGGGGGAACGTAACACTTTCTGAGTCTCAAGCCGCAAATCCAGGAGCTTGGTTTGCTCTCGAGACTGAAGTCGGTTTTTCTACAATACAGAATGTAAGGTATAGCCAATTTGGGTCATATATTACGGATTTCTTCATAGACAATAATATTGAATTTACAAGTCAAAATGTTACATTACTCGCACCAATTATAAAAATGTATGCGACCCAAAAGTTGAACAATCCGAATTTATCACAATCACGATTCCAAAACCAACTCGAAAATTATTTACGAATTGAAACGGATTTACAAAACAACTTTTTGAATGGAGTCTTAACTGGATTGAGACAACCACCACCAATAGGATTACCTGACCAACAACAATTACCTGAAAGAGTAATCAGTAGTATTACAACTGGTGAACAAGGTAAAGCTGAAATTTATGAGGTATTCAAAGCATTGAATGACAAATGGATTGCAGGTGGAGATTACAAAACGAAAACTTTATTTGAGGATTTCTTATTTTTGGATAGAGCTTCCAGAAATATAGGTGATACCATTCTTATCGACATTTTTGACTTGAAAAATATGTTGAACAAAAAGTCGTTGAACCAAGCAATGAGTGTATTCACATTTATTAGTGGAATATTAATTGAAAATAATTTCACAGTGATGCCACTTCCAGCTTATGTTAATTTTTATAATGTTCAAGATGTTGATGGAACCACTACTCCAAAAAGGGAGGGGTCATTAGAATTTGCGAATAATTTATGGGGGACATTTTTGGACGTTGATTATAGAAATTCATCTCCGAAATTAGTTTGTTTTTATGTTGGGAAACCATCTCAATATTTAGATTTACCTAAAGGAAACTTTAAGTTCAGAGATGATGGATTTGATTTAAGGAGAGCATCTGAAAGTCCTCTTATTGAAGACCAACAAGGAAAAACCGATTGGGCTTTATCAAACAAATGTGTAGGATTTAATGTCGATATTGGATTGAGAAACCAAAATATATTCTATTCTTTTTCAGTTTCTCAAGATAATGGAGTTGCAACTTCTGAAGTAATCAACACATACCTCAACATGGTTGACCAAAGTTCGGGACGTGCAATTGCAACACAAAATGTGAGTTTATATAATCTTTATAAACAAAGGTCTTATAAAGCCTCTGTGGTTTGTTTGGGTAATGCTCTTCTACAACCAACTATGTATTTCAATTTAAGACACGTTCCAATGTTCAATGGACCATATATGATTACTGATGTGAGTCATTCGATTCAACCAGGAACTTTCCAAACAACATTTGAAGGAGTTAGACAAGGAATTTATGATTTACCAGCAATCGATAGTTTCTTACAAAGTATTAACCAAAATCTAATTTCTCAGTTAGAAGAATTGTTATTGATTAATAAAGACCAAGCTCCAATCGCAGCAACTACTGATAATGTAAAATCAACTGAAGTAGTCCAAGAAGCAGATAATACTTTGGATACAACAAATTCATGTACCTTGAAAATCACTGATGAAGTTTATGTCAATGGAGGATATGTTCCGGTTACTTCAGAAATGAGTGGATATACTCCAGCGGATTTTGCACAAGCCTTACAGAGAATTATTCCTAATGATGTTGATTTACAAGTAATAATTTATTGTATTTCTTATATCAAAACTTTCCAAGAAAATTCAAGTACCAAACAGGGTAATTTCTACGCAGTTAAGAATAACTTAGCTAATATATCTCTAAGTACTAATTGGGGGGAATCAGTAAGTCAATTCTCAAGAGATAGAAATTACACTTGTGTAAATATTAAAACCAACCCTTCAAAATCTTCGTCTGAGCCTATTGCTCACTTTGAATCTTTGGATTCTTACATAAATTTCATGGCAGGAAGATTAAGGGAAAATAAAGAAAGGATTATAAGACTTGGCTTGGCAAAATATTATGTTTGTTTTTGGCCAAAGGATAATATCTCTGAAGAGTACTACAATTCTAATTTTTTAGAATTTCAAAGAACTCGAGATACGTTTACTAAATCCTTGGCATCTGCGGTTCAAGTTGGATTAATTTCAAAAAATAACTCAATTAAATTAGACAAAACAAATAAAGAATCTGATAAATTAGAGGAGATTGAATCACCTTCAGTGCCATCTACACCAACTCCGATTCCACCGAATGATGGGCAGACTTGTCCACCACCTGTTGTATCCACGTTCTCGCCTTCAGCAGGATTTACGGGAGCTATAGTTCAAATCAATGGACAAAATTTTGAGTCTGTGAAATCAATTACAGTAATTGATAAAGTTATTGATATTTCTCAAATTAGAGTTTTCAATCCACAAACTTTGAGATTCTCTTTACCTGAAATACAAATACCGGAAGGTGAAAGTGTTGCTACAGGAAGAATTACAGTTACGACAGAGTTCGGAAGTTTTGAAAGTTTAGTCGATTTCACCTATAATCCAACTTTAGAAAATGTAAATTTATCATCTCCAGGAGGAAATGCAAATACAAATACCCAACAACAAATTACAGTTGCTCAACAAGATTTAGTTGGGTCGGATTTGAATCCACAAGACACTGGTTTCATTCCACTTACAGTTTTCCAAATCCAAAGAGATGCGTTAGGAAATACTTTAAATTTAAGCGTTGTAGTAAATCCTAAAGTTGAAGGATGGAAAATAAGTGAAACTAACAATTACAGTTACATAATTCAAAAATTAACTGTTGGTCCAAACAATGTTCCAAAAAAAGAAGAAATAAAGTCAGAAAAAAATTTAAAACTTGAAAACTTTGTTTCAGATGACCAACAGGTCTTCTCTATTGATAAAGAACAAATGACCACCTTATTAAATCTTAACCAGTTCAGTTCTGAAAACATAAGAGCGGTTGTCAATATAACTGTGTTGGCAATACCTGACGATAGAACAAAAAATCCAAAAGATTTTCCGTCGAATTATATTTTTGAATTAAATGTACCACAAAAATCTCCATCAGGTGTTGGACAAATTATCTTAGTTTCGAATACCAATTCGGGAGAATTACCAGCCTATGATGGTAATAGTTATTACAACATCATAAAACCAAATGGAGGATATTATACATTCCAATTGACTCCTATTACAAACTTGACTGCAACACAGATTAGGATTGTTAAATTACCAACTTTAAGTCAAGTGAATGTTAGTATCGAAAATACTCCTGATACAAAATATACAAATGTGGTTACAGTTAGGGAGTTGGGAGAGTTTCAAATGGTTTTAACGTATACTGACGCTAATTTACCAAATTCGTCTTTCACAGTAACTTCCGAAAAATTTACTTTATAGTATAACAACATATTTATATAAAAAGATTCTTATGAACATTAAATCAGCATTAGACAATTATCTTGGTAAATCTGTTAGATTTTCACAAGAAGACAATGGAGACGGAACAAAACAAGTTTGTGACTTGGATACTGGAGATTGTTACACAGTCAGAGAAAGAGACGGTCTTATCGAAAGAGCTGGACACCAAACTACTGCAAACCGAAGAGTTAGAGTAGAAACCGCTAACGGAATAAAAACTTTATTAAATGAATAAAAAATGAGTTTAGATAAAAAAATTCTCAGTGAAATCGAGAGACATAGAAAAATCAATCGATATATTTTAGAACAAGCGGGAGCAGAAGAAGATGCCTTGGCAGCTTTAACACCTGAACCAGCGGCGGAACCCGCGCCAGCACCCTCTGAAGCTACACCACCTGCAGCACCAGAAACAACTGCACCACAACCAATAGATGTTGAATCAGATCCTGATGTTGAGAAAATTGATGACGAAGGGGAATCACAAGAAGAAGGAGGTTCTGAAGAATTAGATATTACTGAATTAGTAGATTCACAAAAAAATATCGAAACCAAACAAGAAGAGTACTTCAACAATTTATTCAACCAACTTAATGATTTACAATCTAAGTTAGGTGAGATGGACAATATCATGAACAAACTTAATTCTCTTGAGAATAAGATTGAAAAATATAGAGAAAAAACTCCACAAGAAAAGTTAGAATTGAGAACATATGACTCTTATCCATTCAGTCAAAAACTTTCACAATTTTTTGATGATAAGTCAGAAGAAATGGAAAAGACGGGAAAAAATGATTATGTTTTAACTTCAGACGAAGTTACTGATATTAATGTAAACGACATTAAAAATTCCTTCCAACCTGGAGGTGGTTTGGATAATGAAGTTTACAAAACTTCATTCAGATAAATTTCAACCACCAATTTTAAAAGGAACCCCAAGGTTCCTTTTTTTATTTGACTTAATCACAGTTTATCTTATATTTCTATAAACAATTTATTAATTTAATCAACAAAAAAACATGAGTTCATTAGACGCCGTATTGGCACAGTACGAAAAAAATCAACAAGGGGGCGGGGCCCAATCGAAAATGTCGCAAGACGAAAGAATGAAAAAGTATTTCGCTTTAATCTTAGGAGATAAAGAGAAATCAGGACAGAGAAGAGTTAGAATTCTCCCTACACCAGATGGTTCCTCACCATTCAAAGAGGCGTGGTATCACGAAATTCAAGTAGGTGGACAGTGGCAAAAATTCTACGATCCGGGAAAAAATGACAACGAACGTTCACCTTTGAATGAGGTTTACGAAGAATTGATGTCAACAGGTAAAGAGTCTGACAAATTATTGGCGGCTCAGTATCGTTCACGAAAATTCTATATTGTTAAAGTAATTGACAGAGACCATGAGGAAGATGGTCCAAAGTTTTGGAGATTCAAACACAACTTCAAGAATGATGGCATTCTTGACAAAATCATTCCTATTTGGAGAAACAAAGGAGACATTACTGACCCTGAAAAAGGACGTGACTTAGTCATTGAACTTTCTAAGGCGAAAACTCCAAAGGGTAAAGAATACACAACAGTATCAACTATCATGTATGACGATCCTGCACCAGTACATACTGACAAACAACAGGCAAAAGCTTGGATTGAAGATGAATTGACATGGATGGATGTTTACTCCAAAAAACCTGTTGATTACCTTGAAGCAATTGCAAGAGGAGAAACTCCTAAGTGGGACTCAGACAAAGGTGGTTACGTTTATGGTGACAGTTCAGTTGAAACCGAATCATTCGGTGGAGGTTCCAAAAAATCCACATACGTCGATCCACAATCTAACGACGAACCTGACGGAGACCTTCCGTTCTAATTAAATAACATAACTCGGATACTATTTTGTATCCGAGTTTTATTCCCTTATCCTTATGGCAATTAAGAAAAACGATTTCGAAAGTCTGAAGAAAAAATTTTCTACTTCAGCAAAGTATAAACCCCAAAGATTCCTTGACTTAGGATCTGATTTCTTGGATGCCGTTGGACTTCCTGGTCCAGCCATTG